CCCTGATTGTTGCTCCCTGGCCTGTTCTCTAGCTCTTTCCCGCATAGCCTGCATTTGCGCTGCTCGATTGGGTTTTCCAGCCTTGCCTGCTGATCCTGCTGCTCTTGCCATATTACTACCTCCTGATAATTGTTTTTGATATTCTAGCATTTGCGGTTGATCCCCCGGATTTGCTTTCCAGTAGGACATCCACTCTGATGTACCTGGTGTAAGGTGTTTAAAACCGTTCATATTCTACTGCCTTGTGCGAATTTTACCCATTACTTTTTGGACCTGTTCCATCCTGGTCCTTGCCTTGTCATTAATTTGGGTTGCCCGGCGCTCATTATAGTTCTTCAGCTCCTCAGCAAGTTCCCGACCAAGGCCAGGGCGCGCAAACCACTCGGCCAGGGCAAGGCGTACAAGGTTTTCAAGAACTGTTTTGCGCTGATGAAGGCTAAAAACAGTATTACTCAAGATATTTGCCTCATACTCAGCCTGGATAAGTTTTTCCTTTGCTGCCTGATGATCCGGGTGATCCCGATAATAGGCCTCAACTTTTTGTGCATTGCCATAATCTTTATTGCCGGAAACCTCTTTGATGAGTTGGGATCGGGTGACCTTTAGATCCTCATGTGCTTCAGCCAGGGCTTTTTTTGCCTCAGCTTCCATTCTTGCATATTTGGAAAAAAGCATGGGCTGGCGTAAAAGCTCAACATCAAGATTATCTGGGTCAATTTCAAGATCAGTATTAAATTCATTTTCATCATACATAGTTATATACTCCTATTACTTTGGTTCGAAAAATAAGATATTTGGAGTAATTCCAACAGCTAACCGCAGGGCATTAAGGCTTTCCCGAAGGATATCAGAACCAAACATAAATTGGAATGCAACCCGTGCCTCATCTGTAATATCTTTATCAAGGGTTATTGTTATATGCTGGTGGGGCAGCCCTGTTTTAGATGGCTTTTCAATAATATCAACTATATTAATATGTATTGAATTTTCCATCCAATATTTCAAGTCATTAACCCTTCCCCTAAAATAAGTATATTGCTCTTTACAATCAATATCAATCTGAAGTTGATTTTTCTTAGGTAGGATAATATTACAGTTATTTGCCTCAGCAATCTTATTAACATCTTGTTCAATATCATATACCTGTTGAAAAAATTTCTCATTATAAATAAGAGAATTGAGTATATCCCAGATAGCACCTTTATTTTTAGCTATACAATTTTTAGTTTCTGAGGTAATATCATCTAATTCACAAAGTTCTAATTGCGCTTTCATTTCCCAATCCTCTAGCTAAAGTTAAAGAAGGTATACTTTTATTATAAAGTAAATAAAATAAAAGTAAAGTTAAAAATTAAAGGTTAAAAAGGTACATCATCTGTTTCAGGTGCTTCAACACTCGCAAGGGCATCATAACAGGCCATAGTAAGACCGGGTGCGCCCGTATCATAAAATGGAGTTCTGAACGCATCCATAATAATGAAAGCACGTGCATCATCCTCCTGAAGTAATACCTTATTACAGTATCCTAGGACAGCCCGGCGTACCTTTTCAGGGTCCTCATCCTTTAAGTTCAATAGGATCTTCCGCACCTGGGGCCATGCAAATTTCTGCAGCATAGATCGGCATAAGTCAATAACAGTAGTCTCAATGATCTGCACACATTTTACAGCATCAAGCTGCTTATCTTTAGGTAGGTCAATAACTTGATCAAGGGCTACAAGAGCATTTCTAGGGTGTCCCTCAGCTAAGTGTATTACAGCGTCAAGTACCTCCCTGTTAATAGCTTTTCCCTCAGCCCGGCAAATACCTTTTAGAAGTCTGAGCATATCCATGTCATCAAGGAGTTCAACCTCAAATACACTACACCGACTACGGATACCCTCCAGAAGTCCTTGGGGTTCAGACGTACAGAGGAAAAAATAAGTATGGTCCGGGGGTTCCTCAAGTAGCTTGAGTAGGGCACTCTGTGCCTGATTCTTGGCACTTGCCCCACCTTGGCCAAGCATATGTACCTCGTCAAAAAGCCAACATCGGACGTTCTTTCCGCCCAGGGCTTTCATATTGGCATTTTTTCTGACCTCCCGAACGTCATCAATAGAACGGAAAACAGCACTATCAAGTTCAACAAAATCCCGTTCTAGATCACATCCAAACTCCTGGGCAACAATCCGCGCAAGAGTGGTTTTCCCGCACCCGATAGGTCCGGTGAAAAGATAAGCGTGAGGGATCTTCTCCAGTGGTTTACCCAGTACGGTCCCCAGCTTTTCTATCATATCATCATTGCCTACAAAATCATCTAATATTTTGGGCCTGTACTCAATATGTAATGGCATTATTTATCCTCTTCAGTTTACTTTCGTTTAATAGGTGTATATAACCTCTTTGATATAAAATCCTGCCGAGCCATTTCCATGACCTCTCGCATCTGGGGGTGGGCTCCAGGATTTTCCTCACTACGCAGGTGGAACATATAATGCCATTGGGTAATATCTGCCTGGACAAGGAGTTCTGCTGCCAGAGCATTTTGCAGTAATCCCCTTGCCTGCTCAGGACGTTGCTTGCTCGCTTCTCCAACTACATTTTCATTCATGAGCAAGCAATATTCATTGTAGGATTGAATTATAGACTTTACCCAAATCCTAACAGCAGGATTTTCAATTACATTTGCACAATGTATATCGTATACGCCAGGGCTTATCTGTGTATAAAACCATGGGGGGAGGATAAACCTGGCTGGTCTTTTCAGGTAATTTACATAACGGGTACTTTCCTGGAGAAAGCTGCAGGGGCGGTGTCGTACCATCTCATGTGTAATACCCCTGTCAATAGTGAATTTAATACAGATAGGGAGAAAATTGAGGGGCAACTTATTTTCTCTGGTAATTATTGCCCAGCCCCCGGTAGGACGTAAAGGCTGGTAGGAGAAAAATTCAGGATATTTTTCCAGTAATAAGCAATATATATCAATTAATGGCTGAAATGATATCCACCAAGGAGTAATTTCAAATGTATCTATCCAGGCCCTGAGACTACCACCAAAGAATAATACCCCATTCTTTTCATTGAATTCAATCTTGTGGAACTGAATCCGGTGATGATGAGCAAGTATAGCCAACAGTTTGGAATAGATAGAAATATCAGTATAAGTTCTGAATACAATCCATCCAAATTCTAAAACACTCATATGTTTCTTCTTTGCCTTATCAATTACAAAGGGCGTAGCGGATTCAGCAGTAATCTTATCCTCACTTTTATAACACAGACGCCCAGCGCGTTCAATCCTTTGCATCATCTCTTCACGTTTAAGAGGAGGAGGACCCCAGACATCAATACTGGGTTTAATCAATTCTATTTCAATCATTTCAACACCTCCAAAGTTTTAAATTGGATATTCAGAGGCCATATGTCCTGTCCTTCCCGAATAGCCTCACCTAACCTGCATTGTTTACATGCATCCTCATTAACATGTAATAGCGGGTAATCAATAGATCTGCTTGCTTGCCTAATACGTATCGCAATATAGGTACACCGCAGTTGACAAAAGGAACGGAAATATAAATGGGCAATATCAAGAGTTTCAGCATAGAAAATAGTTTCTCGCTTCTCAGCAATAAAACACTGTCGAGTAAATCGCCTTTGTGTAGTCTTTCCCCGTTTACTCTTCTTCGTCTTAGGCTTAGGCATGGGCTATTCCCTATCAATATCTTCATTAACAAAAAGAATTGATCTACATTGTGTTTGGTGTGCATATACTTTTATACTCACTCCATTTTTACAAGCAATTCCAAGTCTACGTAAACAACTTATAAGTATAGTTATTTCTGCGTTAATTTTTCTTTCCTGTGGCTGTGCCCGTTTAGTATGGATAAAACCATTCCCACGCCATTCCAAGAGTCCCCATTTAGGGGGTAGTTCATCAACTTGGATCAATCCCTTTGGACAAGCATAATACCGCCATTTACCCATACCAGTATCTGGCTTACGCCTGAATATCTTTTTTGCATCATTCAGAAAATCACTCCGATCTGCTTTGACTTCAATTAGAATTGTATTACCGCCTGTATTAAATCCTAGAACATCAGGGTGTTCTCTATTTTGAGTAGCAAGCTCAGTAACAACAACAGGACAATTATGAGTTAACCACTTAGCAGCTTTTTCAACTAGGAAACCGTGTGTTATTTTCTTTCCAGTCATGACCTCACGTCCTATATTAACTTATTAACTATTAACTATTAACCTGAGCACATACTGGGCAGGTCAAATCTTTATAAAGCCATTTATTTCCGCACTGTGTACAACCCTGTGGGTATTCTTTTACTTTTTTCAGGTGGTACCAGCTAGCCCCTGCCGGCCCCAATTCCAAGTCAATTTTAAGGGGAACAATTATCCAAGGCCAATGCTGGCGAACATCTACGCACATAACCCGATTTACAACACCTACAATATGGTTAATCTCACTTGGCTCAAAGTCAAATACGAGAGCATCATGAATTTGCCCTAAAATCTTGGATTCCCACTTTTCCTCAACGGCAATCTTCTGTAACTGAATAATTGACCAGAGGAGGAAATGAAAGCTGCTACCCTGAATTGGATAGTTACAAACTTCATTCCTGGTCATTACCCCCTGATACCGAAAGCCTGTGAGGCTATCCACATAACCCTGTCTGTGATAGAGTTTTACCCAGTCATCTTTCCACTTTGCATATACCGGGAAACGCTGTCCCCAGAAACGTTCTTCAACTTTCTCAATATGTTTTTCAAATTGAGCTAAGTTACGAATACCCTTTTTGCGCAGGTGATCATAAAGGGGAGTACCTTTCTTTGTAATGAGTTTAAGCTGCTGAATTGCATTCCAGAGGTTCTTTGCACACATTACATAATAATCACCATAAAACTCAGCAAAAGTGAAGTTGTTCTTACCCGCATATCGAATATCCCCAGTCCACTCATCAAGGTCAAGTAAGTAACACTCACAGGCTATATCCCGGTGCATATCAAGCTCAGGATTCATAATCTCAGCAATCATATTCGGGTCCTGGTGATAGCAGCAGCTGCCGATAACCTCAGCCTTACTGTAGTCAACCTCCCCTAATAGCCGGTGCCTTGTACGTGGAATAAATTTTGTACGTACAAGTCTTTTAAGCTCTTCCTCATGTTTCGGGACGTTCTGAAAATTGATATTACTTGAGCTTGATCTGTAGCTTATAAGCAGGAGGTTAAAGAAGGGGTGGAGCATTCCACCCACTTGTTCACGGAGAATACCCTCAAGATTTGTGGACCTTACCTTTTCAAGTTTTCTGCGCTCAATAAGGTCTAAAAGCCAGGGTTGTTCCAGGGCCTTTAGACTTTCTTCATCTGTGCTGCCAGTGGTTTTATTCTCACTACTCTTTTCAGTTTCTTTAAATGGCTTGAGTTTAAGCCTGGTATAGAGTAATTCCCGAAGTTGATCATCACTATCCAGATTGAACTTCAGCCCGTACATCTCTTTCCAGATTTTGACCTCTTTAGACGCATAAAGTCGGGCCTCAATAGCAGGTATACGCTTTTCCCCAAGTCTACGCATATCCAACTCAATAGCAGGGACATCTACACGCAGGCCATTAAGTTGTATTTGACTCAGGGCTAGGGCTCCCTCATGTAAAAGTTGGTACCCAGAATGTGTTATAGGTAAACAGGTCATTTCAGGCCCTCAAATTGTTTCCATTGCAAGCTAGCAATACGGTATTCAGTAAGGCTATCCAAGGCGCAACGTTTAAGTATATCCCTCATTGGCGCAT